GACTAAGGGCGTGGTAGCTGGCGAACTCGGCTTTGAGTACCACGCCTGCGAGTTTAGGCAGGAGCAGGTAGACGTTAACCGCAAAGCCTGCGCCAGCTACCCGCAGGTGCACTATAGCTGCGGCGACAGCAGGTTTATTGATGAGCGCATAAGTGAACGCGGCTTTGACCTCTGCTTTACTAGCCCGCCCTATTACGATTTAGAGGTTTACAGTAAGGAAGATATGTCAGCACTCGGCACCTATGCCGAATTCATGGACTTTTATCGCACCATTTTTGAAAAGTGCGTGGCCATGCTTGCTGATAATGCCTTTTTAATTGTGAAGATTTGCGAGATACGGGACAAAAAAACCGGCATTTATCGCAACTTTGTTGGCGATAACATCTCCCTATTCACCGACCTCGGGCTGCACTACTACAACGAAATCACCTTAATTAACGCATTCGGCACCGCACCGCAGCGAGCGGGGCGCTATTTTGCCACGCGCAAAATGGTAAAAGTTCATCAAAATGTTTTGGTCTTTGTGAAAGGCAGCGTGCAAGAGCTGGCCAAGAACCTAGAGCGGTGGAACGATGAAGCTATTGCGTTTCCCGAATAAAAGGCTGCGCGCAAAGGTGCTGGCTCAACACTACTTCAAGTGCGGCAACTTTGCTGGCGTGGTTTGTTTTAGCTGCGGCAACGCTAGCAAAGCCCTTAAAGATGAGGGCTTGCCCGTTGTAGACATAAGCCCAAGCGGCGACCTAGAGGCGCGCAAGTGGTTTGGCGCTGCGGATATACAGAGAGCTTTCCCGAACTTCTTAGACGCCACTAGCGGGCACCTGCCACCCCACTTGCTTAAGTTGGTGGCGGCAGAGTTCCGGGCGCATTTGGGCGAGCTGGACGGCGAACATTACGCAGTGCCCACGGGCAGCGGTGAAACGCTGCTGGCGCTTTGCATGGCTTACCCTCAAAAGTGGTTTAGCCCCGTATATGACGACAGCAACCCTGCCACCACCTACGAACCAGAGGCGCCACTTAATGCGCTAGTGCTGCGCGCCTCGGGTGCGCCAGCTAAGTAGAGGTGAACGATTATGAGTAAGAGAACAGGCCCGCCCCCCAAGCCTACTGCCCTTAAGGTGGTGCAGGGCAACCCCGGCAAGCGGGCACTAAATACAAAAGAACCCAAGCCTAAGAGCGATAACGTAAAAATGCCCGCAGGGCTGAGCGCTCGCGGGAAGAAAGTGTGGCGCAAAGTGGCGCCCATGCTTCAAGAGGCAGGGCTTTTAACCGATTTGGATGTGTTAGCTCTTAAAGGACTCTGCGATGCCTATGCAGATTACGAAGAACACCGCGAACAGGTACAGCGCACATCCCCTATTATCAAAACCGCCAGCGGCTACCCCATCCAAAACCCCTACATCGCACTAGAGCGCAAAGCCTGGGACAAGTTTACTCGGCTGATGGCTGAGTTTGGCATGACCCCCAGCAGCCGAACCCGCTTACAAGTAGAGAGCGGCGAGGCTGAGGGCGATGAATTTGACCAGCTAATAAGAAGGCGCAGAGGCGATGGAGCTTGAGCAGGCGGACGCCTACGGGCGTGCGGTGCTCTCTGGGGAAGTAAGTGCGTGCAAGTGGGTTAGGCTGGCAGTGCAGCGCCACTATAACGATCTAGTGGCAGTGGAGGCAGGCGAGCGGGACGATATTTATTTTGACGCTGAAGAAGCGGCTTTCGTTATTGATTTCGTAAGCCTGCTGCGCCACTCGAAAGGGCAGTGGGCGGGACAGCGCTTTGAGCTTGCCCCGTGGCAGCAGTTTATTACTGCTGTGATGTTCGGCTGGAAGAAAAGCGCTACAGGTTTGCGGCGCTTTAAGACTGCCTACATCGAGGTTCCCCGTAAAAACGGGAAAAGCACGTGGCTAAGTGCGATAGCCCTATTCCTGCTGGTAGCTGATGGCGAGGCGGGCGCAGAGGTTTACACCGCTGCAACCAAAAAAGATCAGGCGCGGCTAGTGTGGGCAGAGGCTAAGCGCATGGTAGAGAGCAGCCCGCCACTTAAAAAGCGGGTAACTGTGCTGCGGAATAACCTCAGCATAGAGGCTACCGCTAGCAAGTGCGAACCGCTCTCTGCTGATGCTAACAGCTTGGACGGCCTTAACGTGCACGGGGGCATCATTGACGAGGTGCACGCCCACAAAACCCCGGAAGTCTGGGACGTACTAGAGTCGGCAACGGGTGCGCGCTCGCAGTCTCTGATGTGCGCCATCACCACTGCGGGCTTCAATAAGAATGGCATCTGCTATGACCTGCGCAGCTACGTTACCAAGCTGCTTGATGGTGTATTTGATGACGATACTTTTTTCGGAATTATTTACACCATAGACGAAGGGGACGACTGGACTACGCAAGAGGCTTGGCAAAAGGCAAACCCTAACTACGGGGTAAGCGTGCTGCCTGATGATATTGGCAACCAAGCCCGCAAGGCTCAACGCCTAAAGAGCGCAGCTAATAACTTCTTGACCAAGCGCCTTAACGTGTGGGTAAGTGCGGAAACCGCTTGGGCGAATATGGAACGCTGGAAGCTTGGCGATACAGCTTTTGATATTGCTGAGCTTGAGGGGCAAACCTGCTATGGCGGGCTAGACCTTGCGAGCGTTGAAGATATTGCGGCCTTTGTAATGACCTTCCCGCAGCAGGACGGCACCACCATAGTAATCGGGCGCTATTACGTGCCAGAGGAAAAGGTTAACGATGTGCTAGCCAGCGGGCGCAGCGTGCCCTACGCAGAGTGGGTGGACGCTGGGCACCTTGTAGCTACCCCCGGCTATACCATCGACTACGACTTTATAGAGCACGATATTAAAGAGGCGGCGCAGCGCTACAACCTTGTAGAACTTGCCTATGACCGATGGAACTCCACGGCAATAGTTAACCACCTGCTAGACGATGGGCTAGAGATGGTGCAGTTCGGGCAGGGGTTCGCCTCGATGAGTGCGCCGATGAAAGAGCTTGAACGCTTAATTAGCGAGGGGTTAATTCGCCACAATGGCTGCCCCGTGCTTACTTGGGCTGCCTCTAATGTGGTTGCGAAAGAGGACGAGGCGGGCAACGTAAAGCCCGCTAAAAACAAGAGCGCGGAGAAAATTGACCCCATTGTTGCGCTAATCATGGCGCTAGGGCGGCAAACCGCTAACGAGGGCGCGGAAATGTCTTATTTTGGAGTATAGAGCGTGAAATTACCTAGCTGGCTTACAGGCAGCAAACAAGAGGCGAGCGCCCCCACAAGCGGCAGCAGTGTTGGCGCTGTGCAGGATTGGTTCTTGCAAGTGTTCGGCGGCAAGCCAACGGGCGCGGGCATGAACATCGGGCACGATAACGCCCTGCGCATTATTGCGGTCTATGCCTGCGTGCGCGTGCTCTCTCAGGGCGTGGCCTCGCTACCGCTTATCCTCTACAAGCGCACCAAAGACGGCAAAGAGCGCGCAACGCGCCACCCGCTTTATGGGCTTATGCACGATAGCCCTAATGACCGGCAAACCGCGTTCGAGTTCGTAGAGCACGGGCAGTCCTGCCTAGCAATGCGCGGCAATGCCTACAGCTACATAGAGCGCGATTTTCGCGGGCAGGTGGTGGGCGTGTGGCCACTTAACCCAGAGCAGGTGCAGCTAGCAGAAGCTAGTAATGGCGACCTCTTTTATGAGAGCACAGAGCTTAACCGCACCCTGCCCGCTCGGGAGGTGCTACACCTGCGCGGAATGTCCCTTGATGGGAAGCTGGGGCTTAGCCCTATTGCGCTAGCTCGGGAGGGCTTAGGGCTGGCAATGGCGGCAGAGCTACACGGCGCCACGCTCTTTGGCAACGGTGCTACACCTACTGGCGCAGTAAAAATGCCCAAGCCTCTTACAGAGGAACAGGCTAACGATTTCCGCAAGAGCTGGCGCAAGGTGCACGGGGGCGCTGATAACGCCAACAAAATTGCAATCCTTCATAGCGGCATGGAATACCAGCAGGTAGGGCTTAGCCCTGAGGACGCGCAGTTTTTAGAGACTCGGAAATTCCAAATTGCGGAAATTGCGCGGCTCTTTGGTGTACCTGCCCACATGATTAACGACCTAGAGCGTGCCACCTTCTCAAACGTGGAGCACATGAGCCTAGCCTTCGTGGTGCACACGCTGCGCCCCTGGCTTGTGCGCTGGGAGCAGCGACTTAACCAAAGCCTGCTAACCCCTAGCGAGCGCAAAAAATACTTTTTTGAATTTAAGGTTGATGGGCTGCTGCGTGGAGACACGAACAGCCGCTACAGCGCTTATCACACTGGTAGGCAAGGTGGCTGGCTGAGCGTCAACGATATTCGCGCAATGGAAAACCTTAACCCAGTAGAGGGCGGCGACGAGTACCTAAGCCCGTTAAATATGAAAGACGCAAAAGAGGCGGCTGATGATAAACCCACTGATGACAGCACTGATGAACCAGCCGCTGATGATGGCGGAAGCTGAGTTAGAGCGCTTGGTTACTGAGGCAGCGGCAGAGGTTGAAATTAACCTTGCTGCCATTGATGTAGAGGCATTTTTTCCTAGCGTGGAAATAACCTCTGCGGGCGTGGGCATCTTGCCCGTGCAAGGCCCGCTATTCCACGCAGCTAGCCCGCTGATGCGCTTTATGGGTGCCACCACCTATGGCGACCTTAGCGCTGGCCTGCGTGCACTTGTGGCTGACCCTATGGTTAAGCACATCGTTCTGAACGTAAACAGCGGGGGCGGCTCTGTTAACGGGGCATTCGATTTTGCTGATGCGGTTTACGCTGCGCGGGAGGTTAAGCCCGTTACTGCGATTGTGGATGAGCACGCTTATAGCGCTGCTTATGCCATTGCTAGCGCTGCTGATAGGGTGGTGCTGCCTCGCACTGGCGGGGCTGGCTCTATCGGCGTTATAGCTCGGCACGTAGACCAGAGCGCAGCGCTTGAGAAAGAGGGCATCAAAGTTACCGCTATTTATGCGGGCGAGCGGAAAAATGACTTTGACCCATCGCAGCCGCTGAGTGCAGAGGCGCGGGCAAACATTCAAGCCCAAGTTGATGACACCTATAAGTTATTTGTAGACACCGTGGCGCGCAACCGGGGGATTGACCCAGAGGCGGTGCGTAACACTGAGGCGGGCACCTTCCAAGGCGCCCAAGCTGTAGATAAAGGCTTGGCTGATGCGGTAATGACTCCCGCAGAGGCTCTAGCTGAAATCTACGCATCGCTTAGCGATGAAAGGCCCAAACGCTCTAACCAAGCACGGGCGCGGTCGGTGGCAATGCGCACCCGATAAAGAATTGCCCAGCAAGGGCAGTAATCAATAAGGCACCCCATCGGGTGCCTTTTTTTATACCTGCAAGAACCTAAGAGGCCTTTAATGACTCTCGCAGAAATCATGGCGGCAATGTCTGCCGCAAACGACAAAGTTCAAGCCCTTGCCGCAGTAGAGGCAGCGGGCACCGAACTTACCGCAGAGCAGCAGGCAGAGCTGGACGGCCTGTATGCTGAGTTCGAGAAACTGGAAAAGCAGAAGGCGCGTGTAGAGCAAGCAGAGCGCATGGCTGCCGCTACCGCTAAGCCTGTAGCTCAGCCCACTTACCACGCTGAACCGCGACGGGTAGAGAAGCTGGACAAGCAGGAAGCGTGCGCCCTGATGATTCGCTCTGTAATTGAGGGCGGCAAGAACCCGCAGCGCATGGCAGAGTTCGCAGACGCCCACGGTGCACCGGAGCTGGCGGCAGTGCTCAACACTGGCACCACCACCAAGGGCGGTTTCATTATTCCACCGGGCTACTCTGCTGACTTTATTGAGCTGCTGCGCCCGAACACCGTTGTCCGCAAGCACACCACTTCCCTTCCGATGCCGTCCGGCTCTATTACCCTGCCCAAGCAGGCTGGCAAAAGCTCTGCCTCTTACATTGCAGAGGGCGATGATATTGGCGTAACCGAACCGGCATTCGGTCAGGTAACTCTGGCGGCTAAGAAAATGGCTGCCATTGTGCCGGTATCCAATGACCTGATTCGGTTCTCTAGCCCGCAGGTAAACGCCATTATTCGCGACGACCTGCTGCGCTCAGTGGCTGAGCGTGAAGACCTGGCCTTCCTGCGTGACGATGGCACCGGCAACGTGCCTAAGGGCTTGCTCAGCATTGCCACTGGCGGCAATAAGCCTGCGGCTGCTGCTGGCGTAGCGCCTAACGCCCAAGTCACCGACACCGAACTGGGTAAGCTTGAGCTGGCACTGATGAGCCAGAACGTAAGCCTGCTGGGTGCCTACTGGGTAATGTCCCCGCGAACTTTCCAGTACCTTGAAAACCTGCGCGACGGCAATGGTAATAAGGTTTACCCGGAAATCGCCGCTATGCGCCTGCGCGGCAAGGCTATCGAGCTGACCACCCAAATCCCTGAAAACTTGGGTGCCGGTACTAATGAATCCGAGATTTATCTGTACCAGCCCAAGCACGGCATTATCGGTGACGCTGTGGGCGTTACTCTGGACGTTTCCAGCGAAGCTACCTACAACGATGGCGGCTTGGTTTCTGCGTACTCCCGCGATGAAACTGTGGTGCGTGTAATTTGCGAACATGACTTCGCAATGCGCCACGATGCGGCAGTTGCAGTGCTTACCGCTGTGCAGTGGGGCGCTTAATAGTTACCCCCTACCTTGGGACAGCTTGGGGCGCCTTCGGGCGCCCCTTTTTTATGGCTTTTGGAGTTTTCGATGAAACTGATTCCAGTTGAATTTATTAAGCGTTATGCCCCCTACCAGCCCAAAGAGGTTGCAGGCTTCCCCAAAGAGGTTGCCGAAAAACTGATTAAGGAAGGCATCGCTAAAGAGTACAAGGCAAAAGGCATCAAGTAATGTTTTTCACTGAGCTTACAGCGCCAGCCGCTGAGCTTGTAACAGTTGCGGAGCTTAAGCAGCAGCTAGGCATAGCGCACAGCGATGATGATGCGGTGCTTACGGGGCTGTTAGTTGCTGCGCGCCAGTGGTGCGAGCAGGAAACGGGCGCGGTCTTTGCGCAGCGTACTTTCCGGCTGTCGCTCGATGGTTTCCCTGAGGAAATCCGGCTACCTGTAGGCCCAGTTACAAGCATTGCGGACGTTCGCTACCTAGACCAAAGCGGGGCGCAGCAGACCCTATCTAGCGCCAACTACCTTACCGAAATGACCCCACGGCGCAGCAGGCTAGTTCCAGCATTTGGCACCGTTTGGCCACTTACACAAGAGCGCATCAACTCGGTGGAAGTGGACTTTACAGCAGGCTACACCACGGGCGCAGAGGCGGCAGAACAGGCAATTATTCTGCTAGCTAAAGGCGCCTACGATGGTAGCGCAGGCATGGGCGTAGCCTGGGACGAGCCAACACTGATGGCGGCGCGTGCACTGCTGTCAGGCTTTTACCTTAAGGGGTACGCATGAAGGTAGGAACGCTTAACCAAGCTGTAGAACTACAGCAGCAGACGGTAACGCGCACCCCAGCAGGTGCGGTGGAAAAAAGCTGGCAAACGGTAGCCACATTGCGCGCAGAGATTAAACCAGCCGCGAAAGAAATTGATGGGGCTAAAACTACCTACCAGCAGAGCACGCACGTAGTAACTGCGCGCTACCACCCTGCGGCACTACAGCCAGAGGCGCGGCTACTTTATGGCGGGCGCGTCTTTGACGTTCTAACTGCTTTGGATATTGGCGAGCGGAAGCGCTACGTCGAGCTGACTTGTAGTGAGGTTAAATAATCGGGGGCAGCGTGGCAGTTATTAAAATTGAGGGGCTAAAGGAGCTGGACAGGGCGCTCGCCAAAATGGGTGATGTGGCCACTGCTGAAAAGCACCTTGTAGCTGCCCTGCGTTATGCAGGCAAACCAATTAGGGAGGCTGCCGCAGCTAAGGCGCCTGTAGGTGATGGCCCTAAAGGCGGATTGCTGCGCGCCAGCGTCAAGTCCATTAAGAAGCCCTACCGCACAGGCAGAAAAGCAAGCGCTGAAATTCATATAGGCGCAAGGCCCACCAAAAAATTCCCGGTCTTTTACGCATGGTTCGTAGAGTTCGGGACTAAGAAGCACACGGTAACGCTTAGCAACGATAAGCGAAGAAAGGGCTTAGGCTCTTTGGTGGATTGGGCAACGGGTGCACGCTACGGGCAATCCGTAGAGGTGAAGCAGCGAGCCAAACCATTCCTAGAACCTGCCTTTGATGCGCACGCTGACAAAGCGCCTAAGCGCTTCTATGACAACCTATACAAGCGGCTAGCCAAAGTCTTTGACGCTACTGTACTTAAACCCAAGGGCGGCCAATGATCGAAGAAGGTTTATTGCAACGCATCGAAGATGCGGTGCCCGCCCTTGCGGGCAATGTGTACCCGCTGCACAGGCAGGGCGATAAGAACTTACCCGCACTGATATACCAGCGGCTAGGCACTGAACGTGATCTAGTTGCTGGCAGCTCTCAGCGTGGCAGGCTGGTTAAGACACGCTTCCAGCTAAACATATACGCCACCACATATAGCCAACTTGTGACACTGCGGCTAGAGGTTGCCCACGCCCTTTTCGGCTTTTATGGCGACCTTGGCAACGGTGCGCAGGCTTACGGCGCTGATGTGGAGGGCGATGATGAAGAATTTAACAGCGAGCTAAACCTTTACGGGGGCAGCCTCGAATTAACTCTGTGGCATTTGGAGGAATAACCTATGTCCAATGGCATTGTAGGCATCGGCGTTAAGCTGCTTAGCGATGCGGTGCTGCCCGATACTTTTGTAGAGGTGCCGGAAGTAATTACCCTGCCGGAATTTGGGCAAGAGGCGGATGAAGTTGACTTCACCCACCTTAACAGCCCCAACGGTGTAAAAGAGTACAAGAGCGGCCTAAAAGACGGCGCCAGCTCTACCATCGAACTTAACTGGGTTCCGGGCGATGCTGAGCACGAAGCCCTTCGTGCTGCTGCTGATGCTGGCGATGTAATTAAGTTCCAAATCCAGTGGCCCGACAGCGGGCAAACTCAGGTTGAAGTCCCGCTGCTGGTTAAGAGCTTCAAAGTAGCCACCCCGCTTGGCGATAAAGTTACCGCGTCCGTGGACGTTAAGGTCGCTGGCTCTGCCAGCTGGGGCACTTGGACTTAATACAGTCAACCCATAAACGCCCCGCCCAGTGCGGGGCTTTTTTTTGCTTATAAAAAACTAACACAGGAAAAAATCATGCTGCTTAGCAAATCAGCAATCCTTACCGCTAAAGACCTTGCGCACAAAGACGTAGACGTTCCCGAGTGGGGCGGCACCGTGCGCATCCGCTGTATGACCGGCAACGAGCGCAACGCCTACGAAGTCGAGGTGCTGAGCGCGCATAACGCAAACGACCACGGGCGCCTAGCTGCGCTGCGTCACAAGCTGCTGGCTTATACCGTTATTGATGAGCGGGGCGAGCGCATTTTCTCTGACGAAGATTTAGAGGCTTTGGGCGGCAAGTCAAAAGACGTTATTGAACGGCTCTTTGAGGTGGCGCAAGAGGTTAGCGGCCTTAACGGTGATGCCGTAGAGGACGCAGAGGGAAACTAATTGAAAACCCTTGGCGGCGCTTCCTGTTTAGGCTGGCGCTCGCCTTGGGTATGCCCGTTTCCGAACTGCTTGAGCGTGTGGACAGTGCGGAGCTTACCGAGTGGCTAGCCTTTTACCGCTTAGAGCCTTGGGGCTGCGAGCGGGAGGACTGGCGGGCTGCGCTGGTTAGCGCAACCGCTGCCAACTACTCGGGCAACGCTAAGAAACCGCTCAACCCCTCCGACCTTATGCCACCTCAGCGCCTGAGCAAAAAGCAGCGCATCCAGCAATCAATCGCAAAAGTTCGCGCCTTTTTGGGAGGCTAAAAACATGGCATCTATAGCGGGAATGGTGGTTAGCCTTAGGGCTGAGACTGCGCAATTCCACAAGGGGCTTACCAAGGCCCAAAAGAAAACAAAGAGCTTCGGCAGGCAGCTTGGCGAGAGCACCCGCAATGCCGCTAAGGCGTTTGCCTTTATGGCAGCGGGCGCAGGGGCTGCGCTCACTGCTCTAACAATTAAGAGCCTTAACAGTGGCGACCAGCTAGCTAAAACCGCTGACAAGCTGGGGCTAACCACTCAGGCGCTAGCGGGGCTGCGCCACGCTGCGGAGCTTACCGGCGTTGAACAGAATAAGCTCGATATGGGCTTGCAGCGCATGGTAAGGCGAGTGGCAGAGGCTGCACAGGGCACAGGCGAGGCGCGGAACGCGCTTGCAGAGCTTGGCCTTAGTGCTAAGGAGCTGTCGCGGCTAAGCCCTGACAAGCAATTCCAAGCCATAGCGGAGCGCATGAACCAAGTCGGCAGCCAAGGCGATAAGGTGCGGCTTGCCTTTAAGCTCTTTGACGCTGAGGGCGTAGACCTTGTGCGTACCCTAAACATGGGCGCCGATGGGCTGCGAGATATGCAACGGGAGGCGGAAACGCTCGGGCTTGCCGTTAACCGTGTGGACGCTGCCAAAATGGAAGCGGCTAATGATGCAATGACCAGAGCGCAGGGGGTATTCAAAGGGCTATTTAACCGCATTGCCGCAAAGGTGGCGCCCATTATTGAGGGCATAGCCAAGTCTTTTACCAACGCTGCACTAAAGAGCAACGGCTTTGCCAGCACGGTAGATAAGGGCTTTAACTTTGTGGTCAAGGCTGCGGGCTTTGTTGCCGATACCTTGCGCGGGATTTCTACCGTTTGGGCGCTGCTAAAAGCTGGCGCCATCGGCTTTGCTACCGTGGGGCTTAAGGCTTTTGAAGGGCTGCGCCTTATGGGCGTTGACCTGCTGAATATAGTGCTTAAGCCTATTAGCTGGGTTTACCAAAAGATCACAGAAGTGATCGGCGGCGTGGTGGTAGTTGCTGGGAAGCTTGGGCTTGTCTCTGATGATGCCGTGGCCAAAGCGGTAAGCATGGCGGAAAGCGTAAAGGCTTCCATTGCCGCTGCCAGCACTATTGATAGGGGAGCTGGTAGCGTTCAAACGTGGATTGATACGCTTGAGGCTGCGGGCACTGAGGCTGCGGCTAAGGCCCATGAAAAGCTGATGGCTCCGATGCCCTCTGAGGTAATAGAGGGGTTCGTCGCGCAGTGGCAAGAGGCAGGCCAAAGAGCGGGCGAGGCTGTAGCGGCTGCGGCTAAGGGCAACCCAGAGGAAGTGGCGCCTCCCTCTTTTGATTTTGCGCTGGCAAATAAGCAGGCGCAGTATGAAGCAGA